TTGGGAATACCGTTCAGATGGTGTGGATTGAATCTTGCCATATTATATTTAATGTACAAAATAAAGATAACAATTAAAATATGCCATATATATTAAATTTATAATGGAACTGCTTATGAAGTTATTTGATCCTTACACAATAAGTTTACTTTTGTTCACATTAGTTACTATTAATGCATGTATAGATGTAAACACGCGTCTAATCGAATTAGGATCACTAAATACATACATTTCAAGGGGTAGATTGATGTGGTATTATTTCACTGCAACATTTTCTTACATTTTAAAGACAATTGTTGCATTGTTTGTGATATTCTGTATGATATCTATTATAATTGTGATTATCGTTGGTATTTTAAGTATGATCAAAAGCGGTGCCGAGATTTCATCTAACAAAGCAACATCAAAAGACGCAATAATGGGTGCAATGAAGGCCACAATTAATGCAGCTATAACCAAATATGTACGTGGTAATATTGACTACATGTATACATACCTTTTAAATTCACGTGCTATCATCATATACTTCATCATATTCCCAATATTTATGTTGGTATTGATGACGGCATTTGCAACTTCGATTTATCAACCAGCAGTTGTTAATACAGATGATGAAGAAAATGCTTCTAGCACAAGTTTGACTACTCTAACAACTCATCATTACTTATATTTCATGTTTGTTGTATTTGTAATGAGTATGATAATATTTATAGTTTACGATAAGATGATATAAATTAATTCATTCTACCACGTTTTGCAAGATTAATCATCGTTTCAATAGTCAGTTTGAATGCGTGACCAATATGTTTATTGAAAAATATAATCAATATAATTATCAATACATAGACATATTGAATGATCAGATTCTTTTTTAAAATGTTTTTAAAATACATACCTGTTGTCCAAAGTACAAAGAAGATGAATATGATATTATATATAAATGATATCCCATCATTGTCGAAACTATAAACATAATTCATGAGCATCAATGCAAATGCCATTATATACAATATCATAAGCCCGTAGAACAATAAAAACTTTTTAGGTTTCTCATATTCTTGTTGGGTGGAATTTTTGGTGTCAATATAAGCAGGGTATGAAATACTTGTAAAGTAATCTTTTACGTTTTTAAAGTATATCACGTATACAATATATCCTAGTGTAAGAATAACAACCAGGGAGAAGAAGAAGTCGGTCAATGGTATCATTTCACCATTGTTGTTGAACCAGAAAATAAGATTCGTAAAGTACGTGGTACCAGTCATTGAAGGATCTTTGACAACTGTATGGAAGTACATCAACACAATCAGATAACACAAAAGAATAACAAGCAAAAACGACACTACAATAACTATATTGAACATTAGTAATGCTTTCCATATTTTACTGTGTCGTTTAGCGTGTTCCACATCAGGGTCTTCAAAATTATAATCTGCATCTTTGTTTTTGTTGAAATATTTATTGTAAAATATGAAGTTGAACACAAAAAATGCAATAACAATAGATATCAACAATAAAAGGAAAAGGACACCATACTTATGAAATATCCCCAAAACATCGAGATTTCCACCGCCTTTCATTTTTGTTGTTTTTGCAGTGCCGGCACCAAACATCGCCGCATCAGCTCCGTCTCCATCTTTTTGTTGTGGTGGCAGTGGTTTTGCGGCAACTTTAGTTTCCCCGATATGGTTTGGATGATCATTACCAGACTTATCCTGTTTATCCTTATCGAGATCTTTGCCATGTTTGAATGTGTCCCAGGATTTATCAAATTTTGCACTTGGGGCTTTTACAGCTACCTGTGGGTTCGCTGATGTCGTTGATGTCGTTGATGTCGTTGATGTCGTTGATGTCGCTGATTTATTACTACCTTTCTTTCCACCATCAAGATCGAAAAGACGGGACCAAATACTTGCTGAGCCATCAATTTGTTGAAGTGTTTCTTGTTTTAATACACCGTCATCTTGGATATTGGTAACAACAGCATCTACGCTAGTGTCCATATTTTATTTTATTAATATATTTATAAATATCAAACAATGGCGGCAATGAAGAAACATATCGAGTTACTTGAGATGAAGATGCATGATTTGGAACAAACAATAGCTCATCAAAAAGAGATTATGAATATGATGAATACAACCATGAACAATCAAAAGATGGTAATTGAGATGATTATATCAAGACTGAATAATCTTCCTCATAATACAGTCGTTGCATCTTCCGTTCCTTCTGTACACTCTGATGTGACGAATGCAACACCTCAGATCACTTCTCAAACTAGCAGTGATAAAACAAAAATAACTAGTAATGACACGATATTTCCCATAAACAGAAGAACTATGGTTTAGCAAAAACTCTTAGATTCCACAAAATGAAAAGAATACAAAAGGGATACAACGCACGCACAAACAGTTCTCTTTCAAAAGTGAAATCATTAATATTAATATAGTGTTTGACATAGTATTCGATAAAATGGTGAATAGAAATAGCAAGCACAATAATTAAAACCCATTGTAACAATTTAAAAAATTCTTTCTTTTTTGAAAACAATTTATCAAAATACCCTTGTGATTGTATCTGTTGTTGGGGTTGTTGCTGCACAACAGCTTGTGTTTGTAATTGTTTCAAATATGCATTTATCTGTTGTTCTTGTTCAAATTGTTTGTTAAAAGATTGAGCATCATACATCATTGATTGTTTCTGTGGTGCAGATGGTACATTAGACTTGGGAGTTATGGGTGTAGATTGGTATTGTGTTTGGATTGCAGGGACTTTAGGTAGACCTTGTGGCAGGTTCGGTATGGGAGATGTATGTTTTGGAACCATTACAGGCTCTTCATATTTTTTTATTTTAGGTGAAGTAGGCCTTCTAATTTGTTCTTGCATTAATTCGTTGACATCATAGTTACCTTTTGACATATCAACAGGTGAAAAATCACCTTCATCAAACGTTGAATCCAATGTATTATATGCAAAGTCAAGTTGGGTACCAGCCAACATTTGTATAAATAAAGATATTAATTCCTTCTTGTATTTGAATACAAAAATGCTCCAAATATTTTTCTAACTATTAAATCATAAAGAATGCAGATGATCATATTTGTGTTTATAATTTTGCTGGTACTATTAACTCTGTTGAGCACATTTGGTGGTTCTATTCGCCCTAAAGAGACTTACGAAGAAGTCACAAATGTTTATGTTGACCAACCAAATAATGATCAGTACATGTCTGAGCAACAACCTTATGAAAACAACACCGAAGAATTTATTGCTTCTCCTCCATTTTCAAGCATGCCCCCAGCACAATTTAAAAGCGTTGATCAACTATCTATAGACAGCCTAAGCAGAATGACTCCTTCTCCATCACCCATTGCTGTGAACCTTCTGAATAACTATTCACCTTCTCCATCACCCCTTTTCTCCACTCCTGCTCCTGCACAGATCGGAAGGGAAACTTTCTATGAGGAACTCAGTGCAGCTGACATGGCCAGTAGTACTATGCCACAGCAAGATATGACTACTGTACAAGAAAACGTTAATGATATGGATGTTCCAAAAATTGAAATGTTTGTGCAACCATTCGACAAAGACGAGAAACATGCAACCCTATAAGATGGATTCCAAGTTTTTGGAGATATTGGTCAATCTTATCAGAGAACAAAATGAACAACTTTTAACAATAATTGCACAAGAAGAAGACATTTCACAAAGAATTTTAGCTCAGTTTTTGCCACTTCGCTACGATCTTACGAAGCAATTAAACGCCTTTGTCGCATCATCTCAGACACGTCGATCTCAGAATCGTTATCACTAGAATCTTCTTCTGCTGAAGAAGACGTGTAGTCGTATTTATCTAGCTCTTTTTTGTATTTACGATAATTGTCTTCATCGTCAAAATCTTCTTCATCACTTTCTTCCCTGTTTCTGATACCCTTCAAGGAAGCCATGTAATTCATAAAGTTAGGGTCGTAACTAGGGTTCAATATACTTTTGTTAAACATGTTTTTCTGTGACGGTACCAAGAATTTGATCACCATTAACAATTGATGATTGACTCCTTTAAAATCATATAAATCTCCTTTTGCAGTTTCAAATCGAAAAGTAAGTTTAGACACTTTTCCTATTGGATGGAATGGTTTTCTCACTAAACTGACATAATCAAAACGGAGATTTGTCACATCATTATAAGATGCAGCCAATTTAAACATACCAATACCCGGAGACATAGACATGTATGAATAACTTCCCAGAAGATGATCTTCAATTTCTTTGATTCTTAAGATGACATAACGCTCACCGAACAAATTGACCAGACCGGGTGCTTCCAATTTATACACTTCTGTAAATTCATCCCATATTGACAGGAATACATACGGATTTTCACCAATTTTAAATGTTTTATACATTGATGATTGTGAAGAGTCGGGTAACATTGAAAATCCCAAGTTTTCTCTCAAAGTAGTTCTTGCACCGTTCATGATAATAATCTTAGAAGATGAAGTAAATCTATACCTGCCTTGTTTTGATTCTATTGGTGTGGTTGTTTCAACTTCGATATCATAGATATTTAACAAAGTATTTAACTCGTTTCTCAGGGTGCTAATGTCGTAATTTCCAATCTCTACACTGAAACGAGCGTTTTCGACTTTTACTTCATAGAGACCGCTACTTTCAATTAATGCACTTAGTCCCGAATCAATCTTGTAACGCTTGAAATATACTATTGTTGATGTATTGTTTGGCGCGTATATCAAATTATAACTTTCGTAAGCAATAAGATCAATGTATTGCAAATTTTCAGATGTATTGGCTATAGCATAATCTTTCTGTTCAAAACGAAAGAAATAATATTCGGATGGTAATTCATTCGTTCTTGGTTTAATTGGGACGTTATTAACTATTACTCTTTCAAAAGCATAATCTGTCGTGTTTTGGACAGAAGGCGACAATACTGGTATATTAAAACTTTGAATAGTGTTACTTGATATTAAAAATGAAGTATTTCCATTTAAATCATCAAACATTTCTACAAAGTCTTTGTTATATGACAAATCATTAATAAAACTCTCTATATTTTCCAAGTTGTTTCCAGCTTGAACACTAAAAAAAGTTAATGCTAACACACAGTTTTCATTATCAATATTGTATTTTGTTGTTGGGATCGCTGCATCGAGAACATCAAAACCAAATACAAGCTTAAACGGTTGATCAAAAGTCAACGAATATTCGGAAGGCGTAGGCCAGTATCGTTTATCACGTTTTCCACTATCGACATAAAACGATATCGAGTCAATGTCACTATTATTTTTAAGATACGATATATCTTCAATCATATGTCTTGTACTTTGATTTTATCTAGTTTCACCTTAAATAAAATTTGATTACCTGTGTGTTCAAGGTTTAAGAGAACTTTCATAAAGAATAATAAAATGGACATATTTGCGAATCATCGTGTAAATGCGTACGAAGATATGTTCGACATGGATCTGGATGAACTAACTGATGAATCTTCAAAGGCGGATCATCCTAAAGGTATTAATATCAAATTAAAGGAACATCAATTGACTATTCTCAACAGATGTGTTGAGTTTGAAAATAAAGCGTTGAAATTGAAAGATTTTAACAGTATTGCGAATCAATGTGAAAACGATGATTATTTTAACACAAACATTGGTGTTATTGCGGATAGAGTGGGAAGTGGAAAGTCGTATGTTGTTTTGTCACTAATTGTTTCCAATAACATTCGTGATAAGGAAAGGGTGGTCGTACGCTCCACTGGTCTCAATAATGTTGTTTATAATTTGCGGGATAAGACAAATGTAATCAAGACCAACATTATTGTTGTACCATTCAGTCTTTGCTCACAATGGGAAGGATATGTAAAGCAGTTCAAGAGTGATATTCCATATAAGATTGTAAATAAGAACAAACATATCACTGAACTGGTTGGGTCAGTTGTTAACAAAATAAAAGATATTGATATATTGATTGTTACATCTACGTTTTTCAACAAATTCGCCGATATAGCTAAGCGTGAAACCATAAGGTTTCAACGAATATTCTTTGATGAAGCTGATACTTTGGGTATTAATAACTGTAGTCATTTAGATGCCAACTTTACGTGGTTTGTAACGGCATCGTATGGGAATATCTTATACCCCAAAGGTTTTGCGAAACAAGAGCGCCACATGAACCGTTATGTTTGGTGTGCTGAGGGACTCAGACATAGTGGTTTCATTAAAAATGTATTTATAGACACACACTATACAATCCCGCGATCGATTTTGAAAACACTTATTATTAAAAATTCTGAAGCCTATGTACAAAGAAGTATTGATTTGCCTTCGTTGAATACATGTATAGTAAAATGCAAAACACCAAATTCAATAAATGTGTTGAATGGACTTGTTGATAAAAATATTATAAATTGTTTGAATGGTGGTGATGTTCAAAGAGCTCTTCAGTATATTAGTCCTCATCAAAAAATGACAGAGGAAAATATTATTAGTGCAATAATTGATAAATATCAAAAGAACCTCAATAATATTGATGTGAGAATTTCAATGATTGATCAATTGCACTTTGATGATCCGAATGAGAAAGCACGAGAACTACAGTCATTAACAACAAAAAAGACAGAAATTACTACAAATATTGAGTTGATTAAAGAACGCATACAAAATAACAATATGTGCTACATCTGTTATGAAGATCATGATAACAAAACGATTGTTAAATGTTGTCAAAACTCATTCTGTTTCAAGTGTATTAGTTTGTGGTTGAGTCAAAAAGCACTATGTCCACTTTGTAAGGCCCATCTAACAACAAATGGGTTATTTGTTTCGTCATCAGAAAATGCTGTTTCACAAGTAGAAGAAATAGCATATCATACAATCGGCAACATTAAGGGTTTCAGTTCGTCTAATACAAAAGTGAAGAACCTCGAAAATCTGCTTCGGTCAAAACAACGTTTCAAGATGTTGATCTTCTCATGCTTTGATAGTTCGTTTACATCAGTAACACCTATACTTGATGAACTAGGTATTATGTATGATTATCTAAAAGGTAATGGTGGTCATATTAACAATGTAATTGATCAATATAAGAACGGTAAAACCGATATTCTGCTTGTAAATACAAAATATTATGGAAGCGGATTTAACATGGAGAATACGACAGATATTGTAATGTTTCACAAGTTTGATTCTGAAATTGAAAAACAAGTTATAGGTCGTGCTCAACGCTTTGGGAGGAAAGACCCTCTTAATGTATGGTATCTTATGTATGAAAATGAATAACTTAATAAAAATTGAATTTGTTTGGTTTAAAGAAATAGCGTATCATTTTGAATAATGAATTTTATTTTTGATGTCGAAACAACTGGACTGCCAAAGTTTGAGAAGAAGCGTAAATATCCATCCCCTGAAAATTTATCGGCTTTTGAAAATGCACGATTGTTATCAATCTCTTGGATCATAAGTCATAACGCAACTGTGGTAGAGCAAGCATATTTCATAGTAAAGCCCGAGGATTTCTTTGTTAATGAAGAAAGTACAAAAATCCATGGTATCACACATGAACAAGCGTGCAATGACGGTGTGAATATACGGAAAGTATTGATTCGTATTCATGAAGCATTCCAGAAATGTAAAAATATAATTGCACATAACATTGATTTTGACAAGAGTATTTTAACAAGTGAGTTTTACAGATATGACATGCAAGAGGCACTACACTGTTTTAATTCAAAAAAGCTCGTTTGTACAATGAAAAAGGGTAAACAGCTTATGGGTTCGAAAGCGTTTCCGAAACTCGGTGCACTGTACAAGTATTTATATGGTGATGAAATACAGAATGCGCACAATGCACAATACGATACGTTGTATTGTTACAAGTGTTTTGTCAAATTATTTCCAAAAAATCAAGATGTATTCTTCTTTGGTGAGCGTGAAATTCACTTAACAGACGAGCAAAGACGAATTGTCTATGAAAACACCGAACAAAACATACTTGTAGTTGCATGCGCTGGTTCAGGTAAGTCGAGCACGACGTTATGCCGTATAAAACAGCTTATTGAAAGTGGTGTTGATGAATCATCAATTATCCTTACAACTTTTACACGAGATGCAACACATGATATGAAGGAAAAACTGGTTGGTATATTGGGATATAAACCAAACATGCATGTTGGAACAATTGATGGTATATGTAAATTGATGACCGAAACGATGGGTTATGGCCATTCTAACACGTTACGACATGTTGGTGAGTATGGTCATGAGTTTTTAGAATTTTTAAAGAACAGTCCAAAATCGTTCTTTTCTAAATACAAGTATATTTTCGTGGATGAATTTCAAGACATAAACCAGGTACAATACGAAATAATCAAATGCTTTTTTACAAATGGTGTAAAACTGTTTGCAGTTGGTGATGATGCCCAAAACATATACTCGTTTCGTGGGTCAAGTGTGGAGTACATTGTGAATTTTACAATATTATTTCCAGGATCTGTTGTACATAAACTGACAAAGAACTTTAGATCTTCCAAGCCGATTGTAGATTTTGCCAATGCATCTATGGAGATGAACATCGAGAAAATTCCAAAACTAATGCAGAGCGCTAATACAAAAAACAACAAAAAGCCATGTATTGAATATTTTTCTTCTCAATATCAGCAGAATGCAGCAATTGTGCAACTTGTAAAACACTACATATCTAACGGTACAAAAGAACACCATATTGCAATTTTATGTCCGATGAACGGGCTATTATATAGCATCGAAGATCTGTTGACTAAAGAAAATATTGCACACGTCCTTCTTGATGGAAAGGGAGATATGAAAACAAAAGCTAAGAATGAACATGTCGTGCTAAGTACGATTCATAAATCTAAAGGTCTTGAATGGGATGTTGTTATTCTAGCAAATATGAGTGATGACAATATTCCCAAAGCAAAAAACAACAAATCTATCGAAGAAGACAGACGATTGTTCTATGTAGCAATCACACGAGCCCGAACAGATCTGCATATTCTATACACAGCAAAACAAACATGTCCGTATGTTACACGTTATGTATCAGAAATAGATCAAAATCTCGTCGAATGGGTGAAATTTAATTCAAGATATTTAAGTGGTGTATCAAGTAATGATAAACGAGCAACTGACAAAGACATTATGAAAATGGTATCGTTTTTTGATGGTACAGATTTTATCAAGTTGAAAGAAGCCAACGTACTTCCATCAAAGGATCAGATTATTTGTAATTCTGTACATAAACCTCATACATATGATGAAGATGCGGTTCGACAAGATCTTCAAAATGATATAAATATATTAGTAAAAAATATTATAATAAGGGATGCATGTATAGTTGCATCGATTGATTGTGTGAACTCATATGCTGTGATGATGTTAGCATCAGTATTTTTAGACAGTAATGATTATAACACGTATTTAGCTTATAATTCAGATAATGCAACCTTATCACAAGATCAACAGGCAAAAATCAGGGTGATTTCTAGTCGAATAATCGATAAAACTATAAAGTATCAGATAGATGGTGATGATGTACCTGTGTTACGTTGTGATTTTGTACCAGACACATTCATATCGTCTTTGAAGATTGCTTACAAGGTATACAAAAACCGTTGTATAGCAAGTAAAGATTGCCTGGATGATTTGTGGGAAGTATCAAAATGTCAAAGGGTACTTCGTGACAAAAGGAAACGTTTGTTATTCAGACCAACAAATGTGAATAATTTCACTAAATGTTTAAATTTAATTGATGATGCTTCAGAGTTTTTTTGTTCTTTTGTGAAAAATTTTAAATCCAATGACATTGAAACATTTTGCAAGTATAAGATGGATAATGGGTATTTCTGCGAGTTCGATATGCGAGTAGGAAATAACATAATACTTGTCAAACCTTCAAGTATGTGTGAAGTAAGTCTAGATTGGATAATGCATGCATTGATATCAAAAGTATTATTTGAAACCAACAATACTGAGAAAATAATAAAGTCCGCGTATATTTATAATCCAATACAAGGAGTATGCTATCATCTTGATCTTGAATATTGGGATAAACACACAGAGCTACTTCATAGTTTGCTGTAATAAATTATTGACTCTTTGGTAATGCCGTTCAATCTCGTTGTCTTTATGTTTAAGAAACATTTGCCTCTTGTATTCAATTTCTTGTTGTTGTTGTTGTTTGCGTATGTAATCTTTTTTCTCATCATTGTTCATTTCGAATCGAACATTGCCACGATCTCTCTTAAGATCATCAATAGATTTGTATTCAGCTCTTGATGCTTGACGTGGATCGACGATTCGTGATGTCGTATGTGCAAGTTTCAGATCAGAAAAGTTTAGCTTTTTAAGGGAAGTATTGTCGCCACTGAAATCATCTATATCTTGCACACCAAGATCCATACATTGGATTTTCTTACCACTGAACAGTGCTTCAGGTTCTTTATACTTGACAATGTGCTTGTTTTCAACACTTGGCTTGACATATTTGTCAAAATGACTGTTAAATGCTTCACGACTCCCGCCTTTAAAAGCAGGATCTTTACTTTTCTCTTCTTTCTTATACCAATCGTTATAACCAATATCTGTTACATCAGGCATCTTGTTTTCTTCGAACAATTTGTTAAATTTTTCTAGATTAAACCTGTCAGGTCCTTTAAATGAACTTTGACTTTCATGTTGTGTATTTTGAGAAGAATATTTTGTAAATGCAGCTTTGAGTTCGTTATGTTGTACGTCTGATATCCGGCGTTTGTATTCACGCATGAGTTCTTTAAAACATGACGTGACAAGATTAAACATATACTCATTTCCACCCTTGTCAGGATGAACCCTTAACGCGATTTTTTTATAATTCTCTTTTAATTCATCCAATGTAAAGTTCTTACGGACTTCAAGAATTTTGTACGGGTCGATACCTTCAGTCGCCATTTGGTATATAATTAATGTTTGTATTTAAGTAACAATCAATGACTTTTATTTAAGAAGATTTTTGGGATAGAAGGGATATGAATGACGGAGGAAGTGATTTACAATTGCAACGTTGGAAAATTGGATTTTTCTTCTCCATTTATTGATTTTGTCAAGATATGTGACTTCGATTTTTATCGAACAATTGATAATACACGAACTCAGTTTGTCAGGTTCTTAGAACCATTTGGTGAAACAATGCTCCAAATTTTCCCGGAAATAAGCCGATATCTGATGATATATGAAGCATTTCAGTTTGACAAGTTGAAGACTTTAGCTAAAAGTTACATAATTAACATGAATGATATTGGCGTGGTTAAAGGGTGGCAAGCTCAAATCTTGAAAAGATTAAATGATGATAGTTTTGGAAGTCATGACTGGTGTTTGAGCGATACATTCAAAATGTTGTATACATTTCCTCGAAACTTAAACATAAAACAATTAACATCATATTCTAAACATGGTCTTGAAAATGGGAAAGAACAATTTGAAAAAATATTGGCAGAACGAAATCATGAATGCGAAGAAATATTATCTGCTTGTGAAAAAATAGGAATAAGTAAAATATTGTTTGAGAAGATTGTTGCATATATGAAGCAAGATCAAACAAGCACAAACAACATGCAAAGACCAACATTGTGTTTTGTTGAGAGCTTATTTCGAGGCTACTCTGATAACATTTGGTGTTTACAGAGCAACTACGATAGATGTATGATAGATTTTATTATAAAAAATATGGAACATTTTCCAACGGTTGACGAATCCGCATTTAAGACGATTGTCAATAAAAAGTTTGGTATGGTATGTGCAGGAACTCTAGATTGTGCTTTGCAAACAATAGAGTTGCCAGAAAACGAATGGAAAGTTGTCCTTACAGAAAATGTTGAATGTATCTTTTGCTGCAGGTAGAGTCATAATTAATTTATGTATTGTAAAAGATGTTCAATATATTTAATTGTATCTTCGATCAAAGTATCCATGTTATCAAAATTATTCAAACAAGAGATTTTTCTCTTTGAAAGGTATTCAATATTATCGTCAAAAGGTCGTATGCGTGAAACCCAGAGACCAGCAACAAGGTTTTTGTTTGACATTTCAAGCACAAAGTCAATCGATTTAACAAATTTCCCGATGCCATGATCTTCCCGCCTTCTTGTTTTTCTATATTTTGTTTGGATTGCAATGACGTTATTTCCTTTAACAAGGAGGAAATCAACACCTACACTCGGCCATCCAAACATCTTTCGAAGTTCATTTTCTTCGTAAAGGCGATCATATCCACCAAGTGACTGCAATTTAAGCATCATATTTTGTTCAAAGATGCGACCTTTGTTACCGATATCATGTGGATTCATATTCCATAAAAATATGGAGGTGTTGTATTTATATATTAATTCGTTTGATTCCTTAATTTAAGAGCATACCAATACATTAATAGAAATGACAGAGTTGTATGATATTCTCAAAGTTTCAAAAAATGCATCACATGACGACATTAGAAAATCTTATAAAAAGCTTGCAATGGAATACCATCCTGATAAGACACAAGGTGATAAACATAAAGCAGAGCAGTTCAAAAAGATCAATGAAGCTTACTCAGTATTGTCAGATCCGAAGAAAAGGGATATGTATGATAAGTTTGGAACGGTTGATATGGCAGGACCAGGAGGAATGCCTGCTGATTTAAACGATATTTTTGGACAGATGTTTGGTGGTGGAATGCCTGGTGGCGGAATGGGAGGCATACCTGGTTTTTCATTTGTATTTTCTAGCGATGGCGGACCAGGTGGCCCTGGCGGCGCAGGTGGCCCGGAAATTCTGGGTGACATTTTTGGACAGATGTTTGGAGGTGGAGATCATCATCATAATGTTGAGAAAATCGATGTACCATTGAGTCTTTCAGAAATTCATTATGGCACAACGAAGAAAATCGAATTTGAGATTTTGGACATGTGCCAAAAATGTCAAGGATCAGGAGCATGTGATCCAAGTCATGTCATAAAATGTATGACATGCAAAGGTGAAGGGAACGTTGCAAGGCACTTGAATCCTTTTATGGTGACAATGGTCAAATGCGATTCATGTGGCGGTACTGGATCCATAATCAAAAACAATAAAATTTGTACTTCATGTAAAGGTGAGAAAACACAATATAGTAAGAAGAATTTTGAGATCAATATACCTAAAGGCATTCCAAATCATCACGAGGTACGTGTACAGAACAAAGGTTCATGGAATTCTAAAACAAAACAATACGGGAGCATGTTGTTTCATTTCACGTATGTCATCCCTGATGGATATAGCTTACATGGACATGATTTGCATTTCAAATTGAATGTTGGTTTCGATGAATTGTTATGCGGATTTGAAAAGAATGTTGATATTTACAACGAAACATATAAAATCGTAAGTAAATCATACTTCAACCCTAACAAATCACATGTAATACAGAATAAGGGTCTGTACGACAGCAGAAAAGGAAAATATGGTAATTTTGTAATAGACTTTAACATACAATTCGACGACAATACAAGAATTGCAAAATACGCTGATGTCTTCCAAAAGGTATTTAAAAAGAAGGTAATTGAAGAACAACAAGGTGACTTGGTAATTTCATTGAACTAACGTGGACTAACGTTGATTTTGCATCTGAAGGTACCCATCAAAAAACTTGACGCTTCCATCAATGAGTTTTTCACCAATGATAGTGGGTTTCTCAAGGTCGTATGTATACACTTGGTTTCGACCGTCTACCAAGTATGTTATATTGTTGTATGTGTATTCTTCTGCCTCTACATAATCTGATTTCTTTTTCTTTGCATATGATTTTTTCATCTTGGCATATTTGGCTACAGATTTATCATTTGTAACATATTTGGCAAGAAGCTCATCAACATCAAGACCATAATCTTCGGCTATTGTGTGAAGAAGATTGACTTTTTCATTTATGAACGCCTGGTTCAAGCTTTTCGCTATGGCATCCATGACAACCCACTTCTATAACATTGGCACGAACATTTCTTAAATGGTATTCAAATTTTTATACACTTAAATAAATACAATGGCCGTAGAGCTCTTGGTACAACGAGTGAATAAAGAAGATGATTTTAAAGCCTTTCTGGTACAGCGAGTTGAGGCAGAAAAAGAAAAGTTAAAAGAAGAGTATAATGATGCCTTCACATTTTACGAAAATGTGGTTGTTTACAATTCTAAAGGTAATGTACCCGAAGAAGTGTTGTCTATAATCCCTTATGTTAAACACAATAAAGGATTTGATATCAAATATGATAAATTGGTTAGAATCGAAGAACAACTCAAAAAATACATCACGAGTTTTAAGGATAAAAGTCGTCAAGATATCAAAGATGCTGATACGGATAAGTCAGCAAAATTCCTTGCACTTGTTTACTTTGTAATGATTATGACGTATGTCTATACATATATACAGTTATTATTAGCAAGAGAAAATGTTAAAAACATAGAGTTATATGATGCAAAAATTAATGAGTTGAATACACAATTAGCTTCAATAGAACAAATACAATCACAAAATTTAGCAAATCAAGAGGAAACTATAAGTAAGTTAAAGGAAGTAAACAAATTGTTGCAGGACAAAAGTAATGAATTCGAAAAAGCGTATTACACATTGTCCCGTGTTATTGAAGGTAATAATCACAGTGTTGAATATTTGTAACTGGCAAATAGAAAACCTCTATTACAATAAAATGTCACAACAAATGTTGAACACTTTATTATCAAATGCTAAACAAAAAATACAAAGAGATAATCTTGTCGATGACGACAAATTG